GAGCTGCAGCCGCGCCTCGCCCACATTCATGGTCGTGCCATTGCGGATGGCCGCCGTGCGGCTCGCCTGCGGCAGGATCAGGTTGACCGCCGCCTCGATCACCGGCAGCAGCACGGCAATGGCCGTGATCGCCGTGCTGATCGGCGGTGGGATCAACGCGAGCACAGCCGGGGTGATGGCCCCGAAGAACTGGTTCACGTAGCCCTCGATGTTCTGCACGTCGCTTGTGATCGAGGATTTGGTCGCGGTGTAGTTGAGCATGGCCGCCGCTTCGGCCTGCACGCCCTTCACGACATCCGAGACCGTGTTCATGACGGCCGGCGTCAGCGCCGGGATGTTGAGCATGCCGAGCTGCGTCTGAATTCCGGCCAAGCCATCGGCCAGAATCTTGGCATCCAAGGCCGCGTTCTTCATGTTGGTGTCGAGCGTGGTGGCGCACGCTGTCAGCGCTGTCGTGGCAAGCAAGCCTGCCACCAAGGTACGACGATTCATATCCTATCTCCTGTGTTGATCGTTAGGCCGTGCCGGCCTTCTTCTCGGCGTCGGAACCAAAGAGCCTCATGGCCCAGTAGTCGCTGCCGAATTGTGGATTGGCGATATAGTTCCATGGGATCAGGCAGCTGCCGTTCTTGCCCCATGTCGGGCCCCAGCTGTTGCGCACGTGTGCGCCCTCCTGATCGTAGCCGTAGACACACATACAGTGGCCGCCCATCAGGTCCTCGCCTTTCTGCGGCAGAGGCACGACGCCACTCTCGGCAGTCTGAGGGGATTCAAAGCTCTCGTAGATCGAGATACCGATCACCAGCGGATAGCCCGAGGCGATCACCTGCTTGATCGCGTTCTGGTCGACGCTCACGCGGTAGTAGTCGAGCACCTTGTACTGAAGCGCATCGATGTACGCCTCAGGCGTCGGCTTGTTGAACATCGTCTTGGGATCGTAGGGCCACAGCTCGTCGCTACAGATGCCGTACTTGTTCATCGCCTTGATGGCGTTTCGTATCTGGGCCCCGCTATCCGACTTGATGGTGCCTTCCAACCAACGTGCGTTGAAGTACTGGAAGTTCATCGACATGGCGAAGTCGTAGGTGGTGTGGCGCTTGTTGATCAGGATGTGCGCGCCACATCCCGGCCCATGCGCCGTGCAGCTGCCTTCGATGCCTTGATCGAGCGCCGGGCCAAGCCATTGCTCCTGCTCGGTCATCACGTCGGGAAGGTGCGCAGCCTTGAACAGCTGAGGATGGTCTGCCGCTTGCCAGTCGTTGAGCAGGTCCTTCACGTCGCGCAAGCATCCGTAGCTGCGCTTCACGCCATCGAAAGGCATACCATTCTCCTCAAAAGTAGAATTTCCAGCCGACGATCTGCGTCGGCTCGCCGTTCAGTGAGCCTGATGGGTAGACACCTCGCGCTGGCACAGCGATGCCGTAGGGAACTCCCTTCAAGCAGCCGCTGAGGGCCAGCGCGAGGATGATGCTACTGAGCAGGTTGAGCGGAAGGCGCGGGCTCGACATGCTTGACGGCGGGATCATTCGCCAGCTGCTGGACAGCCGGCGCTGCCGTTTTCATGTCGACCACGACGGTCGTACCTGTCACGTCCTTCATGTTGTCGACCTTGGCCGCATCGGTGTGCTGCAGGGCCTTCCATGCCGCGAGCGCGATGGCGACGATCAGCATGGCGATGCCCGGCACCGCCTTGGACCAGTCATCGGACGTGACAATGCCGTTGTTGACCAACCAAGCGCCTACCGTGCCTAGCACGGACATGACCACCGAAGTGGCAACTGACTTGACGATATCGTTATTCATTTGAACTTCCTTTTGGACGGGGTAGTACTCTACACTTGATGCGCCATGGCGTTCTGCATGATGCCCCAGTAGGTGATGTATTCCTCGATCGTCGCCGCGCCGGCTGGCGTGTTGTAGTACTGCTTGTAGTAAGCAGCCTGCGCAGGGAGATCACCGGCCGCTGGCAGCGGAGCGGGTTGGCGGTAGTAGTCGATACGGGCAAGCGCGCAGGCGAGATATAGATTGCCAACCAGCTGATCGTTCCAGTTCTGGCCAGTCACAAACTTCATGACCGAGGCCTTGATGTCCGCCTTGGTGTTCAACCAAGTCCAGTTGTAGGTCGCGGTCGCCGGCTCCATCTGCCACAGACCGAGCGCCGGACCACCACCGTACTGGTGCAGCGCTTCGAAGCGGCTCTCCTGCATCGCCGTGCCCATCAGCAATTCGCAAGCGGCCACGCCATTGGTCGGCCGATCGGACGGCAGGTCGAGCGTGCGCAGCACCGGCATGATGATGAGATCGCGAACCTGCTTGATGTTGAGCATGACTATCCCCCGAGGTTGGCACCCATTCGAATTGCAAGGCCGACCGCCGACACTTGGTTCAAGGATGTATAGGCACCGTTGGCCAGTCCCATGGCACCGAGGTCACGCACGTCAGAGATATCCGTCGTGCCGATCGAGGTCTGGGAGCTGGTCATGAAAATCATCGCACAGGGTAGTTGCCCGGCAGGCAGCGCGGGCGGGGACGGCGTCGCGGCCTGCACACCCTCCACCCAGTTGATGAGCCCGGTCAGCGCATTGACCGTCACTAGATCGATGCGGCTGTTGGCTGATGGGGCCGGCAGGGTCACGGTCAGCACCGTGCCGGTACCGGGCCCCGACGCGTTGGCGCTCAGCTGAATCGAGGTGCTGCTGAGGATTGCCGCCACTGTGGTGTTTGATGGGATGTTCGTGCCTGCGATGTTCATGCCGACGAACACACCCTGCGTGCTCGGCAGGTTGGTCACTGTCGAGGAGGCGTTCGTGGTATTACCCGTGGTGCGTGTCCCAACCGGCTGGCAAATCCAGATGTATGCGCCCGTCACCGTGGCCGTGGCGTTCTGGCTGAGCGTGATCGAGGTCGCGGTGACCGCCGTCACGATCGTGTTGAACGGCACGCAAGGCGCAAAGCCTGTGCTCTGGATGGTGACGCCGGTCGCGGTCGCGGTCGCGTTATTGCTGATCGTGACCGACGCACCGATTGCTGTGATCGTCGTGCCGGCCGGGATGCCCGGGCCATAGATCGACTGGCCAACGAACAGGCCTGTGGTCGAGCTGGGCGAAGAGAGTGAGTTGGAACCATTGGTCGTGTTGGCAGTGAAGGTGACCGCCGTGAAGGTGAAGATCACGGCCATCATGCCGACCAAGATGCCGGTCGTGTTCTGGACGCTCGATACTGACGCGCTGGCGTTGGCGGTATTACCCGTGGTGCGCGCGCCGAACTCTGACAGCGACGTGCCGTTGTAGAAATGGCCCGGCCCGACCATCATGCTCATGGACGCCGTGAACTGGCCCGGCCATGTCATCGGCATGTAGTTGCCGCCGACGCGTCCCATCGCCGTGACCGCCGCATCGATATTGACGCCGTAGGTCGTCGGGTCCTGAACCGACTTCTTGGTGAAGAAGAGGTTTGGAAGCGGAGTAATACCCTGAGCAGTCGCCATGTTTACTGTCCTGTGATCTGCAGATTGACGGTGCCGCCGACATCGACGCCCGAAGTGTTCCAGACATGCACCGTGCACTGCGTCGTGGTGATCGAGACAACAGACGCGAAGAGCGCGGTGCCCGCCTCCACCGTGGCAGTGACGAAAGGTTTCGTGACGTAGGAGCGGCCGAAGGACACCGTCGTGCCGCCCGGCGCAATCGCGATGTTCTGCGAGTCGACTTCCGAGGTGACCTCGTTGATCGATGGCAGGAACTGGGTGATCACCGACACCTGATCTTGCACGATCGGCTGATAGAGCAGCATCGTGCGCACGTAGCGCGCCGTCACACTGCCGATGGTCCAAGGCTGAAAGACATCGCTGTCGCTGCCGATGCTGGTCCATGCATCGACTCCGTAGCTGATGCCTGTGCCGGCCGTGCCGCCTTGCAGCGGACCCTGCACCTCGCTCGACGTGAAGAAGATGCGCAGCTGCAGGTCGAGGCCGGCATCGACCGTGGGCGGCATATAGTAGGCAAGCGGCGTGACATTGGGCACGAAGTCATCACCATAGGGCTCGAAGCCGGTCGAGTTGTGGGTCGGCTGCGATGCGCCCGTGAACACGTTGATGGACTGCGTCCAGTTGGTGCCGATGTTGATCGGCGTACCGTTTTGCTGCGTCTCGGTCCCGGTAGTGGTCGAAAGGTAGATGTTGTAGCCCGTCGCGTTGTTGTAGGCGGGCGGACTCGTGACCTGCACGGCATGGCCCGAGGTGATGGCGATGCTGGACTCGTTCGACGGCAACGTTTCCCCGAACGCCGTGACATAGGTGATCTTGCAGAACACCGTGGCGGCGAAGGCGAGGCCGCTGGCTACGGAAGCAAGCGTAGGCGTCGGCGGAGAGGCCAATGCAGGATAGCCGCCGACCGGGATTGTGCCGTGCGGGATCAGGGAGCTGAAGCCGTCATGCGCAAAGCCCGCCGTCATGCCTTCCCAAGCCGGAGACTGCTCGACGTTGGAGACGTTGTTGGTGTTGTTCTGGACCGTGAGGTCGGCCGTCGTCATCAGGGGCGACAGGCCGTTGGTCGTGCCCGGGGTATTGGCGATGTTGGCCGCCCGGATGGCAAACGTCCATGTGCCGGGGGGCACATCGGCATTCGTCATTTCGGTACCATCGCCGCCCTGAGCGATGGTCAGCATGGTGAACTGCGACCAGTCGGTAGTACCTTGTGGAGCAAAGCCGATGTAGTAGCCCGACAGAGCGATCAGCGGGTAGTTGACCGCGTTCCACTTGAAGGTGACCGCCGTATTGAACTGCTGGACGATGAAGCCCGTGACGTTAGGCGGTAGCGGCGGCTGAGGCACGACCAGCGGATAGGCCGTGACGGACGCGATGTTCTGCTCGCCAGCCCCGAAGGTGTTGAAGCTGGTGAACTTCATATAGATCGTCTGGCCGATCTGGTTGGGCGTGTACGGCACCCGGAAGATCGAATTGACATCGATGCGGATGAAGGGCGATCCGACCGGATGAGAGACGATGTTGGTGTTGAGCTGTCCGCGCCGTAGATAGGTGCCGAGCGTATAGATATTGGCCCCGATCAAGCTCGCCGATTCGTAGGAGATGTACTCATCTCCATTGGAACCTCTGATCAGACACAGGGTGTTGAGAAGATCGGCATCGCTTTGCGTGCCGCTGGCCAGCTGCCATTCGACGACGTGAGGTTGACGGTGACGCTGTCGCTGGTGTCAGGATCGCTGTTAACCGGCAGGAGGGTAGTGGTCAGGCCTGTGCGCGCCGGCACGTTGATCTGGCCGATGTACTTATAGGTCGCGTTGTCGGTGCTGGCGAAAGCGTGAGCCCCACCCCAGTTCTGGCTCGCGCTGCCCGAGACCGCAACCCACATCTCAAGGCCTTGGATTTGCGCGTAGCCAACTGGCGCAGCAAAGACGATCGGGGTGTTGACCGAGCCCGGGTCTTGTCCCGTGTTGATCTGGGTGCCTGAGCCGGTCTGAAATGTGAAGAGCGGAGCCTGCGTGACACCGAGCGGGAACTCGACAGCGATCATGCTGAGCGTGCCATCGTCGTTCTCGGTGACCTCGGTGATCTGAACAGGCTGAGCCGTGACGGCTGAGTTGTTGCTGTCGGTCAGCGTGATCAGGTCCATCACGTCGAGCAGGCAGTACCGCTCATCGACGGTGTAGCTGTACTGGTTGCGAACCTGCTGGCCCTGCACCATGAACGCGGCAGAGTTATAGGCCGCTGCAGCGTTGCAGAAGTAATGGGTCGTCAATGACTGAGGGGGCCGCAAGCCGAATACGTCGATGTTCGCCTGATCCTTGGCTTCCGCAATGGCCGGCGCGTACTGGTTGCCCAGACGATCCAACCACTCCAGACGGAAATCATTGATCTGATCGGACTGACGCGAGCGCGTCATGATCAAGGGATCGGTACTACTCTGACCGGACTGGCTCGCCGTGTGCCCTTGTTGATTGACGAAATCATCATCCGTTAGATTGTAGAGCGGCGTGGCCGGGGCAGCCCACGTGTAGCCATTCCCAGATGCATTCGAAAAGGCCATCGGCTTGAAGTAGAGAAAGCCGGATGAGTAGACCGGGATGACGTGCAAGGCGTTGCACAGGTCATCGAGAATGGATGAGGTAGTAGTCTGGGAGTCGTAGTAGCAGCTAACCCACATGCTGGTGGCGTAAGCCCACACACTCAATTCCGCCAAGCCAGTGTTGTACGCGTAGCGGATTGACACGGTATTACCCGCGTCCGCTGCCGCAAAGGTGTAGACCCCCGTCGTATCGTTGAACGAGTACTGGCCGGTCGCGGGTGAACTGGCAACGCAGGTCATCAGCTGACCTGTCGTCGTGTTCTTCACATTGACGTTGTAGGCATAGGCGAGGCTGTACTTCGTGGTGACCTGATGAGCGCCGCCGGGAATGGTGGCCGAATCCGTTTGTAGAGCCGGGGCACCAAGATGCGCTGCCGGGTACCCTGCGCCCCAAACCGGATTGCAAAGAAGGTCGGCCACAGCCATCGCCGGGTCGGCATCGTAGGCGGTATTCGGATTGGTGAAGCCGGTCGCCCAGCCGTTGTTGACGATGACGGTGTAGGCATCATAGAGGCCGTAGCCCTGCACCATGCCCTGCTTGATCAGCGCGCCCCACGCATAGGTGTACTCGCCAAAGCCGCCCGTGATCGTGCCGATGTTGGAATAGAAAGCGAGACCTGAGTGAACACTCGATGTCTCGAAATTCATGTTGGGAATGTTGGGCGACGAGCCGAGGAAAAAGCTGGTATTCGACACGTAGGCTAGGCCGGAATAGGCCTCAGAACTCCAGAAGTAGTTGTTGGGGATCGTGCCTGAAGCAGGAGCCCAATAGACATTGGTCCCGTTGTTGTAGCTGCTATCGTCCTGCCAAACGCGAAAGACATTGTTGATCCGGCCTTCGCACAGACCAAAGGCGACGTTGGCATAGTAGTTGTAGCCCTGCAGCGTGACCTGTCCGCCGCCAGCGCCACCAAAGCCCTTGCCACCACCGCCACCGCCACTGTTGGAGTACTGGCCGTAGGAGACGAGTCCGTTTATCTCGATCAAGTTGCCGGCATGGCGCGTTGAGCCGATCAGGATCGGGATCGGGATGCCGTAGACCGACGACTGGATATCGATGCCAGTCGCTTGAACGGGCTGCTGGCTATCCTGCGACCCAGACTGGGCTCCGCCGCCGCCAAACAGGGATGTGACGAAGGACATACGGTACTACTCCACCCAGCGCTTGTAGGTGAACACTTTGGTCTCGCGACTTTTGAGATCGCTGAAATTGTAGTTCACCCGGGCCACGCCCACGTTGACCTGCGAGTGAAGGAGATTGGGGAAATCGATCACCAGCGCGCCGTGGCTGAACACGCGGCCGATCTTGAACAACAGGATGTCGGCCGGCTCGGGCTTGCGCTCAACTACGGAAGGCCGCTCGACGCAAGCCTCAAGGACCCCCTCCAAGTACTTCTCGGCATCCCGATGGAGATGCCAGTCCTTGTGGTAGAAGCCGATCGCCGGCAGCTCCCCGGGGAGCCGGGCATCGACGAACGAGCCCTTGAGGAAGGTGACGCAATCGCATCCACCGTTCCGGACCATCGCCATGTGATGGTAGGGCGTGCCCAGCCAGCCGAGCGCGCTCCCAACTACGGAAGCACGTTCATTGGCGATCTCTTCGGGGGTCAGCATCAGGTAACCGTGGCCGGTAGCGGGATCAGCCGTTCAGCTCGATACCGCAGCGTGTTGTTGAACTTGGGACAGCCATCAGCGCCCAACGTCTTGTCGCAGCCGTAGATCATCTGGAGCGCGGTGCCTGTCGTAGGGGCACTGGGAAAGGGCGTGAGCAGAGCAATCAGGCTGGTGGGCGAGCCTTGGTTGACGTAGCCGATCGTGGCCTGCAGGCCCGTCATCGGCCCGCTCCAGATGATGACCTTGCCCCAGTTGAAGGCATTGCCAGTCCATGTGGTCGTGATGTTGGCGTTGATGAATGCTGAGTTGCTTCCGGCCTGCACGGTCGCCGCAAAAGAATAGGGACCACCCGGCTGGATGTTGACGCCACAGGCGAAATCACCAAGGTTGTTGCGGCACGCCGACTGATAGACGTTGCGCGGCAGCTGGAGGTTCAGCAACTCAAGGAAGGACGCCGCATTCAGCACGAGCATGCTGCGGCCCATGTCGATCGTCGTCATGCGACCGACGAAGTAACGCACGGTGCCGGCACGGGTGTCCCCGAAGGTGCTCATGAACACCTTCTCCATCATCACCGTCACGCCATCGAGGTAGCCGTACTTGACGGCAGTTTGCCATGAGACGCCGAAAATCTGCGACGAGCCGGGAACGACAACGAAAGAAAGCGTGTCCGCTTCGGTGCCGCCCTTCCAATGAATCTTGCCCTTCTGGTCCTTGCGATCGAAGTAAGGGCCTGTGAAGCCGCCGCAGGAATAGGTGAAGCCGTTGGCGACGATATCCTGATCGGCCGATGTGTAGCGCAGCACGGTACTACCCATGTTGCCGCCTGACATCGTATAGAGATCGGCTTGATAGAACTCACGAGAGGCAAGGATTGCCTGAAGTTCAGGAGAAGCTGGCTTCATACTATGGCCCTGTAGGTGGCTTCCAAGATGCCCTCGGGGACATCCTGCCTGCCCATGAACGACGCGATGATCGGATAGCTGGCATTGGAGGGATACTCGCAACGCTCCTCGACCAGCCGAAAGGCCTCGTCCTTGGTGGGCGCGGCAACGCGCGCCGAGACCCAGCCACAGCGCGTATCGGGAAAGATGAATGACCAAAGGTTCATATGCGGATGCTCTGGAATTGCAGGCTTTTGACAGCCCAGCGCCCTGAGTAGGGATTTTCGAAGGGAGCCTGATCGGCCATAAAGCGACAGGGAAAGTAGTAGGTGTAGGTGATGGCCACCACGACCGCCGCCGCTGGCGGAGTGTTGAAGATGAGGCAGCCCGGACCATTGGTGTTGGTAGTGCCCCAGTTCGTGATGGTGTAGGTCCCGCCCGATTGAATGGTGCCGTTCAGCTTGACGTTGGTAACGACGTTGGGAGCTTGGATGCGCTCAACGAACCCGCCAAAGGTCCGAAGCAGCGGGAATACCGTTTGCGAACCAGTACCCAAGCCTACAGCTTGGTCGGTGACGCTGTTGTCGTCTGAGTCGGTGAAGAGGAATGACTGGAAAGAGCCACCCACCGCTTCGTAAAAATTGAAGAGCGTCTGCAGCTCGGTGTAGGCCGTGCCGTTGACGGTGCCCTGCCGCAAGACGTTGTGATCGACCTTCCATACGTAGAGCGGATAAACCCAGTCGGCTTGCGTGATGAGCTTGCCGCTGAGCGCGATCTGCAAGCGCGTGCTCCACATCGCCGTGCGCGAAATCGGCCATGCGCGGCCCGGCAGGGAAGGAAAGACGCTGGTGGTCATTTCAAGCTCCTGAACACGAGCTTGCTGACCGCGTAGTAGCCCTGCAGCGACTTGACGAACTCACAGAGGTCCGCCGTGAAAAGGCAGGGGAAGTAATAGGTGAAGGTCGAGGTGATCGCCACACCGTTGCCCGGGGCCGAATTGAAGATGATCTTGCCCGGTCCGTTGGTGTTGCCCGTTGCCCAGCTGGTGATGGTGTAGCTGCCCCCCGATTGCACGACGCCGTTCAGCTTGACGTTGGTCACGACGTTGGGGGCGAAGATCGGCATCACGGGCCCACCAACACCAAATTGCCGCTGCAGCTGGAATACGGTTTGCGAACCAGTACCCGAGCCGATCGCCTGATCAGTGACGCTGTTATCGAGGATGTCCTGATAAAGGAACGAGTCGTAGCCGCCTTGTCGGTTATTGTAGAAGCCTAGCAGGCTCGACATCTCAGTCTGGGTCACCCCAGCTACGGAACCCTGCCGCAGAACGTTGAACGCCAGCGTCCATTCGTAGATCGGGTAGGACCAGCGCGAGGTCGACACCTCCTTGCCGGAAATGTTGTACTGCTTGTCGGTGCTCCAGATGGTGGCGCGCTGCGTTTGGAAAGCCTGCCCGGGGTAGGAGAGGTTGGGAAAGACTTGCGTCGACATTTAGAACCTGCGGCCCTGCCCTGCCGCCGTTGCCACCTGAGTACTACCGTTGCGGCCGATCACACCCATGGCGCGCGCCAGCGATTGCGGATTGGCCTGCAGGAAGGTCTGCAGGCTGCGCGAGTCCATCGCATTGATGGTGACGGCGATCGTGCCCCCGCCGCCGCCTCCGCCCCCGCCGACCGGCGTGCTCGGCCCCGACGAGCCATTGCTTCCGTAGTTGAGCCCCGCACCGCTGCGCAGCGCCTCGGCATGGGCAGCCGGAATGATCATCTCGCCCTTGTGGACGATCGCATGCATGTCGTTAGGGATGGACCACGCACCAGTCGCAAGGCCCGGAGGCTTGGTCGCCATAACGATGGTCAGGGCTTCGATTGCAAACTGAAGGCCTACCATCTCAGCGGCAAGCGCGATGTTCGAAGCTTCCAACGAAATGTTGGTACCAACTTGTGCAGTAGTAGTTGTGGTCAGGCCGAGCATTCCGGCAATCCATTGAACCGCCCCGACTATCTGCTGAAGAATGCCGCCTGTATTGGCGATCGTGCCGATCGTGTTGTTGCCAGTCGCAGTAGCAAGGGTCTTGGTAGCCGCTGTTCCTGCGTTAACGGCTGTAGTCAGCTGCTTCTCGCTAGAAGAGGCCCCGCCGCCAGCTGCACCTCCCCCAGCGCCACCGCCACCGACCAACCCACCGATCGCGCTACCGATACCGCTTAACGCGTTGAACGGGTTGCCGATGTTCACCGTGCCGCCACTCAACGTCATCAGGGCTTTAAACGCGAGCCACTTGATGGTCATCTGGGCGATCTGGGTGATGAAGCTGATGGCCATGTTTTTGAAGAAGTTCTGCATGGCCTTTTCCCAAGTCTGGGTGCCCTGCAGGACGCCATTCAGCATCGTGTTGATCTGCTGATCGATGTAGTTGAAAGCATCGACCCAGACCTTGGAAGCATTCTTCAGATGATCAGCGTCGAGCTTGTCCCTCTGACGAAGCTCATCTTTCCACTTCTCGGTATCCTTTGCGCCCTGACT